AAATAGTATTTCATAATATCTTTATCGTGTTTATCGTGTTTTTCAAATTTTATAAGATTACCAAATTCGTTTTCGATAATATAAACTTCCATTATTTATATCTATCCTCATTTTTAGAGATAATATTAATCATTTTCCTACCAGCATATCTAGTAAGTTTATTAGCTTTGCTCCACACAAACCGATAGAATTTATAACGTAGTCCTTTTCTTAACTCTTCCTGAGATAAATACATTATTTCTCCTTTAAGATAAGAGGATAACCATAACGATCAAGTTTAATATCCTCTTGATTATAAATGGCAGTTTGTAAGGTTACGATTTGCTGTGAACATTTATCAGCATAAGATTCATGTCCATCCCTAACAGCACATTTGTAATCATCAATTAAATCAGCAAGTAAATCTTTCATAGTTTCCCCGTTCTGAATTGACTAATCTTAGCGGGATAAGCTTCATTAGGAAATTCGTCATCTATCTTATAAATCCTGTTATCAACTATGATGATTTCTGTACAGGAAGGGACATTGTAAGTTCCAATCACTTCGTATATATCACCCTTATCTTCACTTGAATATACTGTGATCCGTTTCATGATTACTCCTTAATTTCGTGAAGATTAGCGATTTCACAATTGCTGTGAATAGTAGGATTACCGCTACCCATCGTCACAACATCAACACATTTCTTACGTTTATCGACCCTAGTAATTTTCCAAGTAAAATATTCATTAATCGTAGAACTGACAACCACACCAACTTCACATTCAGAAATTTTTCATAAATTTATTCCTTAAGTTTAGGGATGTAATATTTCTGTACCCACTCAATATCACCTTTAGTCATACACCTATCAGTGACATCATTCTCTTTACCATGAGAAGACTTCATCCAAAGTTCTGTATTGTAATACCAATAAGAAACCTTAGTCTTAGTGAATGACATTGAAGTTTCTTTAACCTCAATTAACCCATTTGGTTTTCTAGTAATTATCAACATAAATTTAACTCCTATAAGAAGTAATATCAACACCATGAGATTGCATATCTTCAAGCGAATCTCACAAAACATATTCACCATCAACTCTACCATCTTCACAGAAAACAAGGTTAAGTAAACTATAACCATATTTAATCTCAACCAAAAATTCGTATCCATCGTAACAAGTTGAAGTGTCACGAACAATACCACTTTCATCAACGTAATATCCTAACATAATAAACTCCTTCTCGATTAAGATAAATAATGTATAACAGAATACTAACCTAATGTCAAGGAAATAATAATGGCTTCTATATCAGATTTTGTTTCGTCCTTTAATCATGGAGCTAGAGCTAATCTATTTAAGGTAGAGATACCTTACTTAGGTGAGAAGATGAAATTCTTCTGTAAGGCCGCAAGTATCCCCGGTATGAGTTTTGATAATATTCCTGTTAATTATCAAAATAATACTCTGAATATTGCTGGTGATATTAATTTCCAACCGTGGCAACTAACAATAATTAATGATAAAGATTTCCTCATTAGGAAACATATTGAGCGTTGGATGAACGCAATTAAAGTTGGGTATGGTACAAGTGGAGCTACAAGTATAAAAGAAATATTTAAAACGGTTTATGTTTATCAGCTAGATGAAGAGGGTGATGAGATAATGGGGTATACATTAAATTATTGTTATCCTAGTAATCTTGGTGAAATTGCCTTAAGTTTTGATAGTCAGAACATAGTAGAAGAATACACCTTGGAAATTGTGTATTCTTTTTGGGAAAGAAACGGATTACTATAATGGCTGATTATAATGTCGGAAATAGATTAAGAAAATCTATAGAAGAAGTTAGAGAAGAATTATTAAAAAGAAACATAATTTTATTAGATGAAACTTATACTAATAATAAATCTAAAATTAGAGTTCGTTGTTCAGATAAGTGGTGTGAACATGAATGGAGTCCAATTTTAAATAATATATTATCTAAGGGTTCTAAGTGTCCTTCCCATAGAACAAGGAAAGAAATAAATAACGAACTAGTCGATGAATTTCTATCAATCTATAATATTCCGTTTAAAAGAATAGAAACTGTGATTAACATTACACACAAACACGAGTGGGGGTGTCTGAGATGTGATGACAAAATACTTACCAGTTTCAAAGAAATACGAAGATACCATAAAAAGAAAACTGGTTGTGTAAAGTGTAACGGGAAAAATATGAGACTTTCTCAAGAAGCATATGATCTAAAATTATTTAACACTCATGGCGGTACTATAATTAGATTAGAAGAGCTTAATACTGTAAAAACAAAAATTCTTCATAAGTGTTTACTGTGCGGAAAGGAATGGAACGCGAAACCCTCTTCTATGATTTCTGGTTCTGGAGCATGTAATGAATGTTTTAAGGCCAAGGGAGAAAAGTGGGTAGGACAAATATTAAACGAGTTATTGTCTAATTTAGTCAATGATCAGTATAAATTTAAGGCTAATGGTAGAAACTATTTTATTGATTATGAGTTAGAAATTAATGGCAAACAATACTTCATTGAATATAATGGTGGTCAACACTATTTCCCTGTTAAATTCTTTGGAGGAGAACAAGGATTCCAAAAACAAATAAAAAGAGACAAAGAGGTAGAGGAATATTGTCTAATAAATAATATTGAATTGATAATTATAGAGTATAATAGAAATAGAGGTAAAATTAAAGATTTGTTATATTCCATGTTCGCTCCTATTAAGAATGAATTAGATAAGGAGTTGTTATAAATGCCTGATATCGCAAGCTTTGTGTCGCAGTTCTCGATAGGTGCTAGACCTAATCTATTTAGAGTAGAGATACCTTTCTTAGGTGATAGGTTAGCTTTCCTTGCTAAGGGTGCTCAATTACCAGCTAAAACTATCAGTAAAGTTCCAGTTAACTTTATGGATAATATTTTTTATATTGCTGGTGATACGAGTTATCAAGATTGGACAATAACAGTTATTAATGATGTCGATTTCTCTGTTAAGTTTGCCATTGAGAATTGGATGAACATCATTAAGGCTAACGGTCAAACTATAGGTGATAAGGGATGGGGATACCTATCTGAGGGGTATGTGACACAATTAGATGGGTTAGGTAATGATATTGTGACATATAAGTTCTTTAACATGTTTCCTACTGACATGGCAGCAATAGAATTATCATGGGATAGTAAAAGTACTGTTGAAGAATTCCAGCTCACATTCAGTTACTCCCACTTTGGAAAATTCACACCAATTATTTAATGTAAGGGAATAGTTATATGGAAGAGTTTAGACTTAGATATAAAGTAAATGAATATGTTTCCTTCCTTAGACAAAGAGGATTAGCTACAAATAACTTATATGGTGTTTCTATACAAACCCCTATACGTATGAAATATAAAATAAAAGAAAACGAAGTGAAATATATAGAGGGGGATGATAATTCTAATTCTAGCATTAATGGTCAGGGTATGTTAGAAGGGATATTAAATACCACTAAATATACCACTAAAGGAGTTGGTTTAGCTAAAAGTGCAATCAGCATATTTACTGGTCAACCAACAACAGGTAATTTTGGAAACATAAAAACACAAGGATTTAAAAAAATACAGAAGGGACTATCATCGTTTTTTGGTGGTATGAAAACCGATAGTGGTGAGATGTTAGAAATGTTGTGTACGTCTACCCAATTACCCTTTTCTAATTTAAAAATGGGAGACACATTTTATAATCATTATAAACATAAATTTATTACTGGTGTTGACACAGATCCAATTCAAATGAGTTTTTATGTTGATAGACAAAGTATGTATGTTTTAGATTTTTTTGATAAATGGATTAAATATATCTCTTCCAGTGAAGGACAAGTTGGTTGGATGGAGTACAAGAAAAATTATGCCGTAGAAATAAATATAGCATTACTCAATAAAGACACTGGTGATTTTGGAACTGATTCTGGTTTGTTGGGGGATGGTAATGGTAGAATGTGGACGATGTTCAATGCTAAATTAGTTGACGCTTATCCTGTTAAAATAGAACCAATTACATTAAGTTCAGGTGCTACAGAATTAATTCAAGTTAAAGTGACTTTTGATTATGATAAATTGGTGATGACTAGAACCCCTGACAAAAGAAAACTATCAGGAGAGCTTAATCTTACTGGTGCTAAACTTAAAGATATGGGTATTATTGATAGGAAAAATATGGCTACCCAAGCGATCAGCCAAGCGAAAGATATAGCGAGTAATGTCATTTATGATGCTAAGACAGTTATTGCTAATATTCACGAAACTAAAAATAGTGTCACCTCAGTTATTAAATCTATAAAGAACTTACCAAAAACAGCCAAGGCTGAAGCTAATGATATCAAAGAAAGCGCAAAGAAAGCAGTGAAGTTTTAATTGTGATAAATAAAAATAAAAATGGGAGACAATAAGATGAATTTACCGATGATTGATGCTACACCTAGTTATGTAATTACCTTACCAGTATCAGGAAAAGAAGTAAAGTATAGACCGTATAAGGTAGGAGAAGAGATTACTTTTCTCACTGCTAATAACTCAGAAGACAGAGAAAATATTTTAGAATCATTTTCTGAGATTACTAAGAAATGTGTCATGACAGAGAATTTTGAATTTTCAGATTTAAACGTGGTTGACTTCTCTTATCTCCTTCTTCATATCAGAGCTAAGAGTAAAGGAGAACTGGTTGAGGTAGAAAAGACTTGTAGTAAATGTGAATTCAAGGAACCCTTCAGTTTTGATATTCTTAAATCTATTCTTATCGAGAATAAGGAAGTGAAGAAGATAGTTGTTGATGTATCAGATAATATTAAAATTGAATTAGGAACACTACCCTATACTTATATTAAGGATAGTATAAAATTCTCTAATAACAAAGAACAACTAGCATTATATTCTTTGGCAAGTTCAGTTAAAAAAATAGTGTATAATGGCGACATTTATAATAAATTTACCGTAGAAGAAGTCTTAGAAAATTTTATTAGTAATCTCACTCAACAACAACTCAAATTAGTCTCAGAAAAACTTAGTGGACTTCCTAAAATTAAGGGACAAATCAAATGTGTCTGTCCTAATTGTAAACATGAAGACACAATAACCTTGGATGATTTGTTCAGTTTTTTAGATTAATATTCGGTTATAAGAGTCTCTTAGTTTGGTATCAAGAGCTAGGAGACTTAACTAGATACAGTGATTATACTTTAACCGAATTAAAAAACATGATTCCATACGAGGTCACAATATTTCAAAGTATACTCATGTCACAATTAGAAGAAGAAAAGAAAAGGGCTAACCAGAAATAAGGTTAGCCCTTAACCTTTTAAAATTCTTCTAATTTAATTGAGTCACCAATCTTAAGTTTGTGGAGGATGTCATATCTAAAAATATCTAATAGACATTCTCGTTCATTTAGTTTTCTATGATCTATAGGATTAATTCTGTAGTGATTGATACTCTTACCATCCTTATCGTAATGCGAAAGATACTTCATATTAACTCCTTATTTAGCATTTAATGATAATATTATTTTGTGTTATAATAACATACTAAATTAACTATGTCAAGGGATAAATAATAGTAATCTTACTATAAGGATTAATTATTATGGAAATACAAGAGTTATTAGAATTAGTAGCATCTGAGTTAAAATTAAATAAAACTGAAACTAAAAGATCTTCTAAACGTATTGAGAAGAGTCTTGATAAGTTAGCTAAGTCTCAAACTGATTTAAAGAAGACTACCACCAAGACTACCAAAATTGGTGTCGAAGGTAAAATGACTTCTGGATTACTTAAGGAGATTAATAGAAATATTAGTAGCCAAGGTGTGAGATTAAATAGTACCATTAAAAAAGAATTCGGTGTTCAGAATAAATTACTCAAAAGAATATCCGCTCCTTCTAAGACCACATTAGGAAGAACTATATTCGATCCATTATCTATAGGGAAAGAACAAAGAGAAGAAAGAGCAGCTAAGGAAACAGAAAGAAGTAATGATTTATTAGAAGATATTATAAAGGCTATAAATGGTGGGGTGAAAAAGGAAAATTCTAAATTTGGGTGGGGTGGACTACTCTTATCCTTCGGCACATTTGTAACTGGATTCTTAGCAGGGTTACAAAAATCTATCAACGATATAGGTAATGCTATTAAGGGTGTCACAAATTTCTTCAAGCAAAACAAAATAATTAATTCTTTTATGAAGTTGTTTTCTGAAGAAGGAATGATAGGTAAGCTATTAGCAAGTATTAGGAATAGTAAATTCATTACCTCTATAGAAAAATTTGTTGTCAAAACTGGAGAAATTATTTCCTCTATCATAGGAAAAGGGAAAACAATATTCGGGTTATTTGATGATGTCAAAAAATTCACTACTTATTTTTCTAAAATAGGAGAACACTTCAAACCATTATTAAAATTAGTTAGTGGTGTGGGGGAGTTAACAGGTAAATGGTTAATGCCTGTTATGGCTATATACGAAGCAGTTAAGGGTTTATGGGATGGTGAAGGAATAGCCGATAAATTAAAATTAATGGGTGCTGGTATATTAGGTGTCTTTATTGGATGGCCTGCTGAATTACTAAATATAGTTGGTGGATGGTTTGATATAGAATGGATGAAGGAAGTTGATTTTGGAAAAAAGGAGTGGTGGATAAAACAAACCGATAAATTAACTGCTGGATTTGACCAAGTTTTAAACATGATTAATAATACTGTTCTTAGTCCTGCTTATTGGAAAGATGATATTTTTGGACCATTAGTTGATTCCTTAGCTGATACTGTTTGGAAAGTTAGTGAGTGGTTTAAGGATATAATTCGTAATATCCCCGGTCTCGGTAAATTCGTTAGCGATAAAACAGAGAACCCTAATTCGGTTAAAAGAAAAGAAAGAGAAGAGAGAATTGCTAACAGGAAAGTTAATGAAGCCGCTGACCAACTACAAGTTGAAAAATTTCATGAGGATGAAAAGAGACTTAAATTAGAACAAGAGCATACCAAAAAATTAGAGGAAGACAAGAAAAAATTAGAGGATAAAGGAATATTAGACATACTTGGGGATGCTTTCTCTAGTGCTATTTCCTCTACATCTAATGTTGTGAATAGTTCACCTTCCACTCCTACCATGATGTCTAGTCACGGTAAAGGTTCACAGACAAACGGAACAGATAGAGTAATTGCCAGAGATAATAATTTAATAGAAAAGCGTAGTGGTGGCACTAGATCTTGGAGAAATAATAATCCCGGTAATCTAAGATTTGCTAATCAGACTGGTGCTATAGGACAAGATAATGATGGGTTTGCTATATTTAACTCATTAGAAGAAGGGGAAGCTGCTAGGAAAAAACAAGTTTTCGAATTAGATGGAGTTAAGAGAAAACTTACAATAAAACAAATGATAGAAAAATATGCTCCTAAGTCAGAGAACGATACCCCTCGATATATTAAAATTGTTTCTGAAGCGGCGGGAGTTAGTGCTGATACAAAATTAGTTGATCTTACCCCTGATCAACAAAATAAAGTAATGACAGCTATGAAAAAACATGAAGGGTTTAAGGAAGGGGTTGTTAGTGTATCCCCAAATAAAGGGACTTCTAATTTAACAGCACAAAATACTATTACACCTGTTGCAGAACCAGCTAAGACTACACCTATTACCGATGCCAAAAAAGAAACATTACTAGCGTCTAGTGTTCAACAACAGGCACCCGTAGCTATAGGTAAAATTGGTGGAGACACAACTAACATTATTAGTAATTCTACATTGAATGCTAATTTCCCTTATCAAACAGATAGTAAAATGAAATTTGCCTTTGGAGTTGCGTAATGAAATATTTTTATAATAATATGATGAGAAAATATGTTATCTCTTTTGCTCATTTATTTTCAGATGTTCATGTTGAGCGTTATGATGTAGATGGAACTACTTTACTTAGTAATAGTAAAGTGCCTATTGTTTATGCTACTAAGAATAAAATGTTCTATGAGATTAAACAATTACCTGATACTGGTGGAGCAATAGTTTCAACTTATCTCCCTCGTATGGGATTTTATGTTAGTGGCTTAAATTATGACTCTGCGAGGAAATTTAATAATACTATTGAAATTAATTTAGGGGAGGATGGCGTATTAAGTTACCCCGGTGTACCTTATAATATTACCTTCGATTTATCTATTATAACAAAAACACAAGATGACCTATTTCAAATCATAGAACAAATTAGCTCCATGTTCACTCCTGACACCACGATCACTATAAAAGAGATAGGAAGTGTCATTCACAGAGATGTAAGCTTAAATTTGGATTCTGTGACGTTTACGAGTAACTTTGATTATGATGATTTATTAAATCGCACATTAGGTGCCGATCTATCATTTACCCTTAAGGGTTATATTTACCCTCGTATTAAAGACAATGACGGTAAGATTATACAATCAATTATTAATAATTACAAGGTAACTAACTTACCATTTGATGAAGTAGATTATTCTGCTATAGTGAATCAATATCAGGAGTCGATAGAAACAGATATAATTAAAACTATAATAGGAACAGCCTAAATATAATAAAGGAGAATAAATTATGAAGAAGAAAAATAAAGACCCAATCGGTGATGCTTTCGGATTAGATCCACCAGAAGAACCGTTAGTGACTCTAGATAATATTAATGTAATTTCTAAGGGAACTAAAGAAGACGCTAAGGAAGACTATATTAAACTCAGAGAAAGTTTACTTAGTACAGTCATTAGGGGTAATGAGATTATTGACAGTGTAGCTCTTGAGATTAAACAAGGTGGAAGTTCTGCCATGATGGTTCAGGGTATGTCACAGTTACTTAAAACAATGACTGACGCATCAAAAGCCATATTAGACTTACATAAGGAAATTAGAATATTAGATAAAGATGAAGAGAAACCAGAAGCAACAGAAAAGAAAACAATTAAAACTAATTTAAATGATATTATTGATATGGCTAAAGAAAGAGAAAAACGAATGAATGGTTAAAATTAAAACGCTAGGGTAATAATTACCCTAGCGTTCTTTCATAAGTTATTGATATTAATAAGGAATTTCGTCATCATCTAGATCATTGAAAAAGTCATCATCTTCTTCATCTTCGGTTTTAGTAGGAGTGATAGTTTTCTTTTCAACCACCTTAGTCTTCTCCTCACCTTTAGGTTTATCAGAACTAATATTTTTCTTGAATAAAATTTCAAGACGTTTACTGAGTTCTTCTTCAGATTTAAACCCAGATTCATCAGTGAACTCTTTAAATGAATACATAGCGTTATAAATCTTCTCTTGTTCCTCTTCGTCACCACCAGCGACAGCAGACTTCTTCATTTTAAATTTGCATTTATCGTACTGGTTCTGATCTTTACCATCTGCTTTCTTCTTATAGACATGAATATTAAAATCATGACCTTCATCGAAGTTGAAAACTTTTCGAGGTTTAATATCTACTTCTTCACCATCTTCATTGGTTGACTTATAACCACCTTGACATTGAGTAATAGTATTAAAAATCTGACTACCGAATTTATAAAGGAATACTTTACCTTCATTTTCCTTGTTAAAATTATCGGTGATGACGAGGATGTTGCTAATGTAGAATTTCTTTTTACTTAATCCTTTGATGTTATCGTAACCAATCTCGTTAACATAAGCACAAACAGGACAGGGTTTTTTGATCGACCAAGAACAACGTTCGATGAACCATTTTGACCCTTGTGGTGTTTTGTGTTCGTAACTGTGATTAAGGTCAAGCACCCAAGGAGCTTCGCCAGCGACAGGATTACCAAGGAAACGAATCGTCGCCTTAGCTACGCCAGTATCGTCAAATTGTGGTAGCCAAAAACGATCATCTTTAAATGACTTAGCGGCCTCTTCCTTTGGAGCTAGATCTTGTTCGTTTACTTTCGCCATTGCCTTTTTAAAATCTTTTAATCCCATTTTTACTTCTCCTGTTAGTTTCGCGTTTACCACTCGGTTAAATTTTCGATTCACCTATTGAATCATTGTTAGCTTATTATTTATCTCCCATGCCGCTCATGGAAATTCTAAGTTTCTCTTCGTAATAATTAATCTTGTCTTCAAAGGTACACCAAAATTGACTATCACATTTGCCACACTTGGAACCATCAATCGGACATTCTTTTTCCATCAACCTCTCCTTTCCTTAGATAATAATTTAAACTCAGCCTAGTCACAGATTTAAAGGAACAGTTGTCTCTTAAGGTATCGTCGTTCCTTCCATAACATTGCCATTTTACTCTCTCACACCACTGAGAGAAACCTTCTGTTGCCTTTAGGATCTGGTTGATAATGGAGGTATGCGTTCCCTGACTAGTGGGATTGGTGCTTCTTTATCTTCCGCTGAGTTTTAATAATTACGTTAAATTGTTTTTCCTGTTAGTATTTCTCCGTGTGTTTACTCTTACGATTATACTTCTTCTTATCAGGCATAACACTTGAACACTTAGCAGTAGGTTTACGAAGATTATCAAAAGCAACCTTAGACGAGATAATTTTTTTCATTGGTGGTTCTCCTTATAAGTTACTCTCAATGTTTAGAGAGTATAACTTATTATTTATCTAAAGTCAAGACTTATTTATTAGATAACACATTTTGATAATGTGTATCATCTTGGTAAAATTAGTTACATTATTCAATGGACAGTGTTCACAATTAAGATCAGAACAAATACTGTTTTGACTCACAGCATAACAAAGTGGTCTTAGTCTTTCTTCGATTAATTCGTTTGAGTTCATAGTTTATCAATCTCTCCCTAAATAAATCATTCCATTTTTACCGTCTTGAATATAGATAGATCCGTCATCCATATACATTTTGTTATCTTTCCTATTTGGATCATATGAAGATTTAGGAGGTTGATTAAACACATAATCTATGAATGTTTGATTATGATTCTTCTTAAGATAATGTCTAGGAATTTGTAAGTTTTCCAGAACAGCACCACCAGCTTTATATCCAGAGTAATAAGTTACTCCAACAATGATAATACAAGCTACAATAAACTTAGTAACTGCAATAAAGAAAGGAATAAGAATAACAGAAGTCCAAGATAAGTTAGTGTTACCAGTTACCTTAGCGGCAAATAAACCACCACCAACTAATGTTTCTAGTGGAATTTTGTCACCGTTGAAATCTCTCATTTCAGTCTCTCCTTAATAAATTCTTTCCAGTCCTTATTCTTAAGTTTATTATGACAGACTGACGTTAATTTGTCAAGGTAAAATAACTTACTCTCAACTTTTTCCTTTTCGAGATTAGATAATAAATTACAATCTATTCTCTTAGTGATATTAAATACTGCGCTAATAACATTTAAACTAAATGGAGAGATATTTAACCTTAAAATACTGGCATCACATAATAATAACTTAAGCTTAATATTATTGTTAACACAGTGTTCCATGATAGTTGTTAAATCGTTATCTAGTGTTCTTTCGAGATTCATTAACTCTTTCTTATGTTTCTCCCATAACTGAAATTTATCAGTGATAACATCGGCCACATAAAATGATTTATCATACCACTGGTAAGTCGAGTAAAGATAAATTAACTCTAATTTCTTAGGATAATTCTGTTCCACTATGTAATATAACTTACCATCCTTATCAAAGTGTTTTTCGTTCCAATTTTTAATAAACACATCCTTCTTAGGTAAACCGTTATTAATATCATAGGTCTTACTTTTGAAGTGTATCTTTACAGCATTATAACAATGATAAGAAAGAAATCCCCCTTCATTCATTTTAACTCACGTTTGAAAATATAATGGAAAATACCCAAAGGAGTATTTATACTACATATTAATTCCCAACCATCTTCACCAAACGCATTTAACGATATATTACTAATAAGCTCCATACTCCGATGAATTTTATATTCCCATGTTTTCATATTAGTTACCTTCCATTGTTATAACTCAGTATCATATCAATATGGTGTGCTCTTTTTCTAGATTTAATTAATGGTGTTTGATAATTCTTTCCATATTTTTATAGAAATAGAACATATTTAATTTAGGACTGAATTCATTTCTCCTAAGATAAATGACGAACCATAACCAATCCTTAATCCCTATTAGGTTAATTTCTTTATACCACTTATTCATATATCAACCCTTCTTTAATTTGAATAAGAATCTAGTTTCGTCGTCTACAGTTATTTCAGAATAACCATCATAGATGTAACCTATTTCATTTATATACTTATTGAACAGCTTAGACTCTACCATAGATAAAAATGTGTGTTGTAAATCTGTACTAAAGGAATAGAAATAAACCTCGTTTAAGTTAAATTTTTTGATAGCTTCTATGAATATATAAATGATGTTGTTGAACACTTGCATAATATTAGCGGTTGGTTCTTTGCCCGTTCTAGTAAACTTAAATTTTTTCGCTATGTCAGAAACACTCTTAATGTTTTTTATATAATCATAAAACTTTTCATTAGTCATTTTCTTAACATTATTTTTATAATTAATAGAAAATGAAATTTGAGCTTGGTTTCCTCTCTTTGCTACAATAACTGCAAAGGTGTCAATTTTTTTAAAGAAGGATATGTATGTATTCGTATATTCTAACTTTATCCATTCTTTGTTGATGAGATCTGTTCCATAACCAATTTCTCTAGGCTTAAATGATTCAGATAAAAGAAATTCCTTGTATGTCATCATTTTATTTTCTACTAATATTGAATGTTGAAGTTTAATTAAATCTTCCCAATTATCTTTCATGCATGTCACTCACACTCACAAATATTTTTACAGTCAAATTTATATTGATCCTTGCAGAACCAACACAACCCTTTCGTCCCATGTTCGTCTACATACTTTTTGAATTGTTCCGAGAATAAATTAGCTAAATCCTCTTTAATTTTTTCCTTCACATGTCACACTCCATAATAGTTTTACCACGTTCAAACATTCCCGTTTCAAATCCATCCTCACCAATTTCTGAACTAGACTCAAGTAACGCTTCGTGACACTCAGGGTGAAGATAGTCTTGTTGAAATTCGTCAAAGATATAAACACGATATCTAGCTTTCTCTTTTACCTCAATCCACTCATTACACCAACAGCACCTATGACGCTTCTTAACTGTAACTTCTTTGTCCTTCAGATATGTTCCCATGAGTGTTAATCTTTCTTCACAGTAAATTCTGTAACTGTTGCTTCTCCAACTTGTTTTTCTTCTTTAAATGTAGATAGCCCTAGTTTCGTTAATTCTTTCTTAAACTGAGTGTTATTGTTAATTTTATTATAAAACGAATTTAGATTTAAATTACCTTCTGGTGCATGATAACCAAACTCTTCGATTCCATAAATTTTCATCAACTCAAGAGCCACATACAACACTCTATTAAAAATACCTATGGAGACTACATTAGAATTAACTTGTTCGTAAACATTATTTTTAAATCCAAGAGGTAGAAATTTAATGTCTTTTACCTTAGTAAATCCTAGATTACATTTCATGTCTTTTTCTATATCGAAGAATACTAGATAATAATTGCCTTGATAATTAAATAATGTTCTGATAACTTTTGGAGGATCTTCGTCAATTTCATTAGGAACGAAATCTAATTCATCGTTTATCCAACCATAAATAGTTTCTATGGGCTTAAGTGATTCAGTTATAATATACTCTTTGAAAGTCTTCATATCTTGATTTCCTTTTCGATGACATTAATTCTATATTAGATATTTCCTTAAATCTTTCATCGTTCAACATTAAACTTATTCCGTAACTATTAACCCCATTGTAAAATTTGGTGATACCACACCTATTAGAAAATTCTATTAACACATTAGCTATTTTATTAATATGATATAAATAAGAACTTTCGTCATATATTCCCTTTTCGTGAAACAAACAATCGTGTACACATTCGTAAAATAATTTGTTATTCTTTACTTCTTCATGAATAATTTTAAAATCAAAAAACCAATTTTTTTTATCTATAGAATATATATTTAACATCCCAATATTAATATAATTATATTTGGGATCATCGAAAATATTTTCTAACCTTACGAATGTCGTGTGGTATAATATATTATTGTGAGAACTAGAAACTACCCTTTTATTCACACATTTATTTGGATAACCATAATCGAATTCTTTCTTTTCAAATACAGTTTCGTCGTATATTTGTTGTCCACCTAAACATTTAAACC